GTTGAACGACATGCCTCATAAGTCCGACTCCTTAAGCGCTTCGGTGAGTCCTTCGGATAACTCCTGCAGGAATCGCCGCACTTCTGGCTTGTTCTTGTGAGACTCCTGCGAACGTACGAACAACAGCACTGCATCACGCAGCGCACGGTTCGTGAAACCCTCGCAGATGATCTTGTTGCCTGGTTCGGTCTCACGCAGCGTGATCGCCGCTTGATCCTTCCAGGTGCCACAAGCCAACTCGACATCGAACGATGCAAGCGCACTGAGCGTGGTCACTGTTGAACACTTCATGTCATCAAAGGAGGTGAACAGATCGGAGAATCTTCAGTTGTCAAGGTGCGGGCGAACCCACGGGTGAAGCTGGCGACCTGGTGCGGCGTGGATGTCCGCTTGGGTCTGCGTGCCGGAGCCTTGCGGCATGAGTCCGGATCTGCGCAGCCCTTCGGCTTGCGTGCTACACTAGTCGGTTGAACTGTAGGAAGGGTGCGGGTAGTGCTTCCCCCTCCACTTTCTTAATGTAGGGCATTGCGCGACATTAGTCAAGTATCAAATGATACAAAGTAGCATCTAGGCGGGGGTAGGGTATCAAATGATACAAATATCCTGTAGGTCCCTCGGAACTTAAATAAAAATTGCCAGACCTTTCTATTGTGCTACCGGGGGTAGGGGTCAAAAAGCAAAACTCTTATGTGCTACACCCCAAAATAAAAAAGCACCTGATATGCAGCTTTACAACTTGCTAATCTGGCGAGAAAGGTCGTGCCTTTTGCTATGGACGAGAACACCAATGAACACAAAGAAGTAAGACGAATCGGTGGTCCAAAAAACCCGAAGGACATCCAAGAAGCTCGAATTATGCGGCTTTACCGCCGCCAACTCGAAGGACTCCCAGCACTTCAGCTGGTTCTCGACCACGCAGCAAAAGAACAGGTGGGTCGTGCCACCGCATTCCGCGATTGGAAAGCAGTTCAAGCACTAAACCGCGAAGATTTTGACCGCGAACGCGACGAAATGGCCTCGCGCATCTTCTCCATGCGCTCCCGCCTGTTCAACTCAGCCGTAAAACGCGGCCAAATGCAAACTGCCGCCAACGTTCTCGATTCCCTGGCGCGTATGGTCGGTTGCGACCAACCCGAAGAAAGTAGCACATTGCCAGAAATTCACGTTAAGATCGAAAAACCGGAGTAAAACCGCTCTTTGGCGTCAAAAACCCTCGACATAAGCCTTCGCCCCGCGCAAGGCGAAGTATTCAGCGCAAAAAACAGATTCCGCGTTTTAGTTGCAGGCCGTCGTTTCGGAAAATCCTATCTTTCGTGCATCGAACTATTCACCAAAGCCCTGGAACGCCCCGGTGAAACGTTCTTTTACTGCGCCCCCACTTACCGAATGGCGAAAGACATCGCCTGGAAAACACTCAAGAAAATAATTCCCAAGGAATACATCCGCGCCAAAAATGAAACCGACCTTCGCCTGGATCTTGTAAACGACTCCACAATCGAACTAAAAGGCACCGAAAACGCGATGGCTCTTCGCGGTCGTTCTCTTGCGGGGGTAGTTCTCGACGAAGCCGCATTTATGGAATCAGAGGTCTGGTTCGAGGTCATCCGTCCTGCCCTTGCCGACAAACAAGGCTGGGCATTATTTATCTCCACACCCGATGGAACGGCCAGCTGGTTTTACGACCTTTGGTGTTTTTGCGAAGAAGACAAAACCGGCGATTGGATTCGTTGGTGCTACACAACGATTGAAGGGGGCAACGTTCCAGAACATGAAGTCGAAGCAGCCCGCGCTCAACTTGATCCGCGCACGTTCCGCCAGGAATTCGAAGCGTCATTCGAGAACCTCACCGGCCTCGTCGCCGTCAGCTTCAACGACACAAACATCTCCACCGAAGCCCAAGACATCTCCGTCCTTCCCCTCCTCTTAGGGGTGGACTTCAACGTCGATCCAATGTCCGGCATCTGCGCTGTCAGAAAAGACGACACGCTATACGTCTTCGACGAGATCATGATGCGAGGCGGCGCAACCACCTGGGACTTTGCAGAAGAAGTAACCCGCCGCTACGGCGTGGACCGTCGCGTTGTTGCCTGCCCCGACCCAACCGGCGGAGCCCGCAAAACCAGCGGCGTTGGCGTTACCGACCACACGATTCTTCGCCGCAGCGGCTTCACTGTCCAATCCCCCAAATCCCCCTGGAAGATCCGCGACAAAATCACCGCCGTCAACACCGCCCTTCTCGACGCAAGCGGAACCCGCCGCACCTACATCCACCCCCGCTGCAAGGAGCTAATCAAATCACTCCGCACCCTGACCTACGCCCCTGGAACGGGCCTACCTAACAAAAACCTAGGAGTTGACCACGCCTTTGATGCTTTCGGGTATCTTGTGCTTCAGCAGTTCAACCTGGCCAAGCCCGAGGCCATGGGAACTACGTCATACCGCTTGTATTGAGGATGTTTCGTCCGCTCAACGCGCCTTGTTGTCCCAAGTGCGGGTCAGAAGAATCAAAGGTGATGGGGCGTTATACGTCACAGGACAATGATTGTGTGCGTGAGCGGCGTTGCTTGGACTGCGATCATCGCTGGAAGACCCTGCAATCGCCTGAAGAAGAGCTTCATCCGTCAGTGCAAGTGAGATTTTTCCGTTGGAACTCGCCTAGCGGCAAAAGGCGGCGTGTGACGCTGGAATACGGATCTAAAGCCGTTTAGACTGGTTGTAACGTTGCATTTTGCGTTATGCCCGGTCATTACGGAGCCAGCGGCAAGAAAAAGCCTAAGGGCAAGAAGAAAAGCGGCAAAAAGATGTGATGGCTGCGCGTAAATTCCGCAAAACCCGCAAGGATCCCAAGACTGGGGTAGCACAGAAGTATCTTTCTGGCTCAAAAAATCGAGCCGCTAAGGCGGCAGAGATTAAAGAGACTGCCAGAAAGTACAAGCGGGGCGAGAATATCGACGTTAAAGCCGTCAGCCGTTCCAGGAGCCAGCAGGATGCCAGCAAAACCACTAAACGAAAAAACAAAAAAGGCCCTAAAAGAAAAGGCTGAGGGTACCCGTTTTACCTACGGCGAATTGGCTCAGGTCTACCGCCGTGGACAGGGCGCATACTTGTCTAGTGGCTCCCGTAACGTCTCTATGGCCGCCTGGGCAATGGGAAGGGTCAACAGCTACATGTCGGGCAAGGGAGAGGCACGTAAAGCTGACTCAGACATTTACAAAAAAGCTAGGGGTAAAAAATAATGGCAAAAATTCAACGCGGTGGCCATACGTTTGACGGATACAACAAACCAATCGCCACTCCAGGCCATCCCAGCGGCAAATCTCACGCTGTTGTAATCAAAGAGAACGGTAAAGACCGTTTAATTCGCTTTGGTCAACAGGGTGCAAAGACTGCTGGCAAGCCAAAAGCAGGTGAGAGCGAAGCGATGAAGAAGAAGCGTGCTGCCTTTAAAAAACGCCATGCAAAGAACATTGCTAAGGGGAAAACCAGTGCCGCATATTGGGCTAACAAAGTAAAATGGTGACATGACTTACTCCGTCCCAGGGCTCGTCAGAACCCACCTGGTCAGCAGCTCCTACATGGGAGGTGTAGACAGCCCATTTGTCCGTACGCGGGCAATAATTGACCAGATGAAAGGCTGGGAGATCATGAAAGCCGTCACGAACGGCACCGAGTATTTACGTGAAAACAGCGAAGCCTTTCTACCTCTAGAGCCCCGCGAAGACTATTCAGCGTATCTAGCCCGAGTCAATCGCTCTGTATTTACGCCCTACACGCAACGCTTAATTCGAGCGGCTGCGGGCTTAATCCTTCGTAAACCAATCAGCATTGAAGGCGACCCTTACTGGACAGATGTCTTTAATAAGGACGTTGATGGCTGTGGATCGGATCTAGATGAGTACGCTCGACGACTCTTGATCTGTGCCCTGACGTATGGGCACTGCCACACGCTGGTTGATTTTCCTGCGCCTACGGACGCAAGAAGTCTTGCAGAGGAGCGTGCTCTTAATCGTCGGCCCTATTGGATTGAGGTGGATCCGACCCAGGTGTACGGTTGGCGACTGGACCGCGAAACCAATTACGGAAGTCTTACGCAAGTACGGATTGGAGAAAAGGCTGTAATTCCTGACGGCGAGTTCGGAGAAAAAGTTTATGACCAAGTACGTGTCATCGAGCCAGGTCGTTATCGCGTCTTTAGGCAAGAAGAGCAAAAGAAAGAGATGCA